TTCCACCGGTATGGCGCTTGGTGTTTCGGTTGCAGAGCCTGCGACGGCTAACGCTACAGGATATGCGGCGCTGACCTTTACGCCTATTGGCTCTGTGGTAGACGTTCCCGAGTACGGCCCCAATGCGCAGGTTGTCGAGTCTAACCCGCTCGCCACCGGCATTACGGAAAAGTTCAAGGGATTCGTGAACTACGGTTCTGTGGCTTTGGGCCTTGAGATCGACTTCGCAGACGCTGGGCAGGCGATCTTTGAAGCGGCCGTACAGGGCGCCACCAAAGACGATCGGCACTCGTTCAAACTTTCTTACCCGGACGGCACTGTCGAGTATTTCGGAGGTAAGGTGTTCTCATACACTCGCAACCCGGGGTCGGCCAACAGCATGGTAGGCTCGACTGTTAACGTCGAGATTGAGACTCCTATCGTTCGCGTGGCGGCGCCGTAATTATGAACGACATCCTTAAGGCGTTTGACACTGAGTCGATTTCTGAAGCCGGCGCCTGGCTGCACCTTACGCTGCCTGGGACTGACGGCGTGCCGGCCTACCTTGACGAAGAGAAAACCAAGCCTATGCGCATCAAGCTCAAGGGGCCTGATTGCGATATTTGGATGGCTTTCCAGCGCAAGGCGATCGCGTCGATGGGCGCGAAAGACAAGCGCACGGCCAAGGAGATCGCCCAGGAAGACTCGCGGCTGTTCGGGCGCATGACGCTCGAGGTAGAGAACATTCCCGGCCTAGACGTGCTGACTGTCGAATCTGCAACGGCTCTTTATCTCAAATATAAAGATATCCGTATGCAGGCGCTGCAGTTTGTCCTGGACCGCGAGCGAAATTTTATCAGCCAGCCCGCGAGCGACTGATCCTATGGGCGTCCCAACTCGGCTGGATGCACTCCGTGCCGACGCGGGCTCGCAAAGAGGACAGGCGGACACGTTATGAGCAATACGGACCAGGGCACCCGTATTGCTGTCTGCCGGATATTGATGGAGTTGAGTGGGTCGCGTCGGCTTTCAGCGAATGCGGCATGGCGTCGCACGGCATGGCGGGACTGATACCGCTATCGTGGGTAGAGGTCGAGTCTTTCGGACGTATTACCATGGGTGTATACGGTTCGTGGGCACTTACCGCCGTGCGCGAAATGTCGGATGCATATGTGCGCTGGTACCATAAAGGTGCGGCGCAGAAAGATATTGCAAACGACGTTCCATATATCGAGCGCAACGAGGAAACTTTAGAGGCCGCGAAAGAGGCGATAATCCGCTCGCGCGAGGCCTCTCGCGCATTGAGAGAGGAGCTTGGCCGTGGCTGATCTTGTAACACTTGGCTTTAAGGTTGATGCAGGCGAGGTTAAAGCCGCCTCGCGCGAGCTTGATAATCTCAAGCGCTCAACCGGAGAGGCCGAAAAGGCGTCATCGCGCCTGTCCTCGGCCATGTCTGCTGCAAAGATCGGCCTTGCGGCGGCCGGGTCCGCTGCTGCTGCTGCTGGCGCTGCTGTGGCGCTGCTTGCAAAGCGCGGACTTGAGTCTGTCGACTCCCAGGTAAAACTTGCGCGCTCACTCTCGGCCACCACCGACGCTGTGCGCGCCGTACAGCTCGCTGCTGGCGAGGCCGGACTTGACGGAATGGATGAGTCGCTGAACCGGCTCAATCGCCGCCTTGGTGCCGCACAGATGGGCATGGCGACTTATTCCGATTCGGTAAAGGCGCTCGGTCTTAACCTGCAAACGCTAGCCAGCATGGACGCTGATCAGCGTGTCGCCGCCATTGCCGATGCCGTGCGCGATAGCGGATTGTCGGCACAAGAGACGGCGCGGCACCTCCAGATACTAGGATTCCAGCAGGCGCAGGCAAATGCTTTCTTTCGCGCCGGCGGCGACGCAATACGCGATGCGCGCGCGGCAGTCGATGAGTATGGCCTATCCATGTCGGCCGTTGACTCGGCCATGGTCGAGCAGGCAAACGATGCGTGGGGGCGCAATGCGCTGATCCTAGAGGGCATTCAAAACCGCCTTGCAGTGGCCGTGGCGCCGGCCATGCTCGCAGTGGCGAATGCTTTTCAGGACGGCGCAAAAGAGGCGTCAGGATTCGGCGATGTGGTTGTCGAAAGCGTGGACTTTGCAACGCGTGCCGTTGCATTCATGGCGGATGCCGTTGATGGGTTGCGCCGCGTGTTTCTTGTTGCCGGGCAAGGCGTGGCTACGTTCGCGCATTCTGCTGTCGCGCTCATGTACTCGGTAGACGATGCCATCATCAATGGCCCGGTGCGCGCTGTTAATTCGTTGCTGTCCGTGATGAGCAAGCTGCCCGGAGTGGACTTTGAGGCTATCGGCCTGACGAAGCTAGGCGCACAGGTAAAAGCGCAGGCAGAAGAATCGAAGCGCGCCATTGAAGCGGGAGTTGACGATATACAGGACACGCTCGCAAAGCCAATGCCGAGCGTGGCTATCCTAGATGCGCTTGAAGCGGCGCGCGCAGAAATGGAGAGCACCGCTAAAGAGCAGGCTTCTTTCGACGATGCCGCGCGAAAGAATGTAGGTTCTTTCGAGGATATTGCCGACGCGGCCGGAAGCGCTGCAGTTAAGGAAAAAGAACTCGCGGATCAATTCGAGGCGCTTCGCAAACAGATTGATCCGGCCTATGCGGCGACTAAGAATTACGAAGACTCTATCAAAACTCTGGATCAGGCACTGGCTAAAGGTCTGATCACTGCAGGCGAGTATTCGTCACTGCTCTATAAGCTGAATGAGTCGATGAAGAATACGGATGAAAGCGCAAGAGATGCCGCAGAATCAGCATCAAAGTTATCCGATGAGTTCGAAAGCCTGCGCCGCCGAGTTGATCCTGCATATGCGGCTACCATGGATTACGCCGAGGCCGTCGATACGCTAAATCAAGCGCTTATGAATGGCCTGATAAGCGCTGACGAATACCAGAAATTGCTTGAGAAAGTAGAGTCGTCCGTAAACAAGACTGCAAAAAACATCAGCGATGCCGCCGATCCTGTTGCCGAGGCGTGGAAGAACGGCCTAAAGCGCATTGACGACTCATTCGCATCTGTTTGGAAAGGCGCTTTCGAATCTTTCAAGAGCTTTCGAAAGTCGCTAACTGATGCATTTCTTTCAATGCTCGCCGAACTGGCGCACGCGGCTATTACGCGGCCGATAATGCTGTCTATCGGAGCGGCCGGCAGTATTATCCCTGGAGCAGCCAGTGCTGCGGCTGGTGGCGCTACCGGTACTGGCGGAACATTCAGCCTTATTTCTACAGCTAAAACGGCTTATGACGCAGTGACTGGCGGGTTCAAATCCATCGGCACTGCGGTAGGTGATGCCGCAAACAATATTGGCACTTGGGTAGTAAACAACACAACCGGCGTTCTTAATCAGATGGGCGGAAGCCTAATGAATGCATCTGCCAGTATCGGTACTGCCGCAAGCTACCTCAGCGGAGCCGCAGCAGGTGCTGCGCTTGGCAGCGTGATAAGCGGCACGTATGAAGCGTTTGGCAATGCAAATATCGCCAATATAGGCGGCACGATTGTTGGATCGATCATTGGTGGCCCTATCGGAGGTGCAATAGGCGGCGCGCTTGGCGGCGTGATAAACCGTGCATTCGGCCGAGGGCCGAAGAAGGTGACTGATTACGGAATATCCGGAACGCTTTCGACGGAAGGAGCCGATATTCAGCAGTACCAGAAATGGAAGCAGAAAGGAGGGGCGTTCAGCTCAAGCAAATCAGGAACTCGGCACAATCCTGTAAATGATGAGCTTGATCAATACCTTGATGCTGCCGTAAATAGCATAACGATGGCTACTCAAGCCTATGCCGATGTTCTTGGGCTAAATGCAAACGCCATTGACGGAATTACGCAAAATATCAAGATAAGCCTGGAGGATATGAATCCAGAAGAGCAGCAGGCCGCAATTGAAAAGGCGATTGGCGGCTTTGGCGACTTGCTGGCAGAACAATACGCAATACCATTCATTCGAGCCGACGAAACGGCAGGCGCCGCAATGGCGAGGCTTGCAAACAGCCTGCTTACCGTTAATCAGGCTCTGGCCGTGCTAGATCAAACGCTGTTGGCATCAACAGTTGATGCAGGTGATGCGGCAAGCGCTTTGCTCGACATATTCGGCGGCGCCGATAATTTCGCGAAGAGCACGACTGCCTATTATCAAGCGTTTTATTCCGAGGCGGAGCGCGCGGCAAAATCGACAAGCCAGCTGACTGACGTTCTATCGTCGATGGGCCTGACGCTGCCTCAGACGCGCGACGAGTACCGCGCCATGATAGAGGCGCAGGACCTGATGACTGACTCTGGACGGCAGACGTATGCGGCGTTGATGAACCTAGCTCCAGCATTCGATGAGGTTGTGCGATACAACGAGTCGGTAACCGCAGCGGCCGAAGAGGCGGCACGCGCCCAGGCAGCGGCAGCCGAAGAGGCAGCTCGCGCACAAGCTGCGGCAGCAGAAGAAGCGGCGCGCGCACAAGCAGCAGCGGCCGAAGAAGCGGCGCACACGTTGGGCGTTGTGAATCAGGCGTTCGAACAGATTAACGGCACGCTGCTTGATTCTGCAGATTCTGCATTTTCTTTTGTCGATGCGTTTGGCGGACTTGACGAGCTTGTTTCTGGGGTGAATGCGTACTATCAGGCGTTCTATTCTTCGGCCACCCGCGCTGCAATTGAGGCAGGAAAGCTCAATGACTCGCTGCTGACGCTAGGCGTATCTATCCCTAAGACACGCGACGAATTCAGATCGCTTGTTGAGGCGCAGGACCTCACGACAGAATCAGGCCGCAGAACGTATGCCGCACTGATAAACCTGGCGCCAGCATTCGATGCGGCGGCGAGCGCGTCCGAATCCTACGCCGAGGCAGAACGATCGGCCGCTGATGCTCGCTTAAACGATGCTCGGACGCTGGCAACTGTAAATCAGGCATTCAAGCAACTCGGCCGTACGCTGCTTGACTCCACGGACTCGGCTAACGCATTGGTTGCTGCGTTTGGCAGTCTGGACAGTTTCGTCAGCAGCACAACTGCCTATCGACAGGCGTTTTATTCTGCCGATGAGCAGTCGGCAAGCGCAGCCGCTCAGCTATCTGGAGTATTTGAGCAACTTGGATTGTCGATACCTGAAACTCGCGATCAATACCGGGCGCTTGTCGATGCGCAAGACTTGGCGACGGATGCCGGGCGCCGAGCATACGCCGCGCTCGTGACGTTAGCACCGGCCTTTGATGCTGCCGCGACGGCTGCACAGAGCGCGGCAGACGCCGTTGATATGTCGGCAGAGGCGAGCAGGACACAGCACGTGGCCGACATCGCACGTGGCGCTGCGGACTCGGCACAGGCGGCGTCGGACGCAGCAAAGGCAGCTTCGGACTCGGCGAACGCAGCGTACAAGGTAGCGAGCGACAGGGCAGCCGAAGCCGAATCAGCAGTATCCGCCGCCATGGATGCGCTGCGCCGATCGGTATCTGCGCAGATTGATGTCGTACGCAAAGAGGCAGATGCGCGTATCAAGGCAAATCAATTGGCGCTCGATGCGGCCCGAGCCGGCCTTGAAGCGCTGCAAGGCGAAATTAGGCAGCTTGAATCTGCGCGCAAGAGCCTGGCCGGTGAGTTTGCGCCGAACCAGTCGGCGATCAGGGATGCCGCCGTAAGCCGATTGGCATATGCGGTTGCGTCTGGAGATATGTCTGGAGTTGGCGATGCGGCCGAGGTGGCGGCGCGCATCAATGAAGGTGCCTATACCAACTCGGCAGACTATCAGCTTGAGCAGGCGCGCATCCTTAACATGCTCGCACAGGCCGGCGACATTGCCGAGGATCAGGCGACATCTGCAGAACAGGTGGTTAGCGGGCTCGAGTCTGCTATCGACGCGATACGCGATGCGAGCGAGGCGGAGATCGATCGGCTGAATGCGATCATAGACTCTGCGCAGGCGCAGGTCGATGCGCTGAATGGTGTTGCAGTAGGTATTATCGGGATAGGCGACGCGCTTTCAGAACTATCTGCTGCGATAGCCGATGTCCCGGCCGCACGCGCACAGGCACAGGCGGCAGAACAGGCGTCCGCAGCGGCCCAGGCTAGGGCGGACGCTCAAGCGCGCGCAGCGGCGGCAGCGCAGGAAGCGGCACAGCGCGCAGCACAAGAGGCTGCGGCGGCCCAGCAGGCTGCGGCGTCTGCCCAGCAGGCGCAGACAGCAGCATCGGCTCAGGCGGCCGCTGAGGCCGCACAACAGGCATCAGCAGTTGCTGCAGAGCTTGCGGCGCAACAGTCTGCGCAGCAGCAGTCGGCGCGCGCGGCAGAAGTAACGGCGAACTATCAGGCGCTTTTCGGTCACAGCGGCGACCCGGAAGGCATGCAGTATTGGATGGACAGCGGTCTTACCGGGCCAGAGCTTACAAACGCAATGCGCACGGCAGGTATTGGCATGGGTGTTACGCCATTGTTTGCCAATGGTGGAAAACATAGTGGCGGGCTGCGAATCGTCGGTGAGAGAGGGCCAGAAATCGAGGCCACCGGGCCGAGCCGAATAGTGAGCAATGACAAGCTGATGAATGCTATCGGGTCGTCTGACGAATTAGTCGGAGAGATACGAGCGCTGCGCCAAGAAAACATAGCCGCACAACGCGCCATTGAGCGCAACACGCGCGACCTGACGCAGCTCAACAAACGCTGGGATCGCGCCGGGATGCCTGAAACACGGGTACTCGCCTAATGCGTATCGTATCGCCTTACGACGTTACACCGGCAGAGCTGGTATCAACTAGCGTTGTCAACGAATACGCGAACTGGGCGTCCGGCACGTACAACACTGGCGACAGGGCAATATACGATAATCGCGTCCATGAGGCAGTCGCAACTACCACGGACAGGCCTGACGTTGGAGCATTATCAGATCCGCCGACGTGGGTATACGTTGGGTGGAGCAACCAATATCGCATGTTCCGCGACGGCATTGACTCGCGGTCCACGAGCGTTGGCGACATCGATATAACGCTTGAGTTCTCAGGCATCGTCGGCACAGTTGCGTTGCTTGGTGTTTCTGGCGTTTCAGCCAGGCTCGTCGCAGAAACAGTTGCAGACGGTGTTATCTACGACAAAACAATCCAGCTTATCAATATAGGCGTACAGGATTGGTGGGAGTATTATTTTCTGGAGTACGGCGCAAGCGAGGACGCGATATTCGATGACGTAACGCCTTTCACTGGTGTAACGCTCAGCCTAACAATAGCTGCGGCATCGGCATCGACAGAAACATCAATCGGCCGAGTGCTTGCTGGGCTGTCTAAGTACATAGGCGTCGCGCTATACGGAACTTCTATATCGTTTCAGGACTACTCAATAAAAGAGCGCGACGGGTTCGGGAACCTCATACTCGTTAAGCGCCGCACGATCAAGGAAGTTAAATACGACGTACATGTCAACACGTCAGGCGTCAGTGATATTGTGCGCGTGCTGAAAACGGTTGCAGCAGTGCCAACGCTATACATTGGCGAAGACAGCATGCCAAGCACAATTGTGTTTGGCGTTTATACCGATGTAAGCCAAGGCATAACTACGCCAAGCGTATCTGAACTAACCATCACTGTCGAGGAATTCTAACGTGGCACTACCTCCTAAACCTACAATTACCACGCCGCCTGCAGCGCCTATTCGCGGCGAAGACCAAACCACGTTTGCGAACAAAGCCAACGCATTTGTTGCATGGCAGGCAGAAACGCTCAAGCCGGAGCTTGACGCCGCCATGAATTGGCAAATATCTGCCGTCAATGAGGCTGAAACAAAGGCCAATGCAGCGGCCGGAAGCGCTAGCGCGGCAAGCGGCAGTGCATCTGCCGCATCTATCAGCGCCAGCGACGCGAGTGGCAGCGCGTTTGCAGCGGCCGGAAGCGCTAGCGCGGCAAGCGGCAGTGCATCTGCCGCATCTATCAGCGCCAGCGACGCGAGTGGCAGCGCGTTTGATGCTGCATCAAGCGCCACACAAGCCGCCGCGCTTGTCGAAAGCTATCAGGGTGCGATGACGGCAGATCCCGCCACAGATAAACACGGCAACCCTCTATCCGCTGGCGACTGGTACATTAATTCGTATACAGGATTCGTTCGCGCATACACTGGATCGGAGTGGGTTAACGGGTTAATTGGATCGTCGCTTTCTATTGGTGACGTGCTTATGTCGGCGCGAGAATTGAGCGCTCCGGAATGGGTTAAGGCTGACGATAGTATTTATCTTCAATCTTCATATCCAGGGCTTTTTTCTGTGTTGGGTATTAAGCCAACTATCACAAGCGCCATTTCTTGGGCTCAGCAGGTAAGCTCATTCGGGACAACAATTTTACGTGGTGTAGCATTCGGAAACGGACTCTATGTCGCTGTTGGAGACTCAGGAAAACTAGCAACCAGCACAGACGGAACAACATGGACTCAGCAGGTAAGCTCGTTCGTTGCTGATAGCATTAACGGAGTAGCATACGGAAACGGACTCTATGTCGCTGTAGGAGACGCTGGGAAACTAGCCACAAGCGCGGATGGAACAACCTGGACTCAGCAGGTAAGCTCATTCGGGACTACTGATATTTACGGAATAGCATTCGGAAACGGACTCTATATCGCTGTCGGGAGATCAGGAAAACTAGCCACCAGCACGGATGGAATAACCTGGACTCAGCAGGTAAGCTCGTTCGGGACAACAATTATATATGATGTCGCGTACGGAAACGGACTATATGTCGCTGGTGGAGAAGCTGGAAAACTAGCCACAAGCACGGATGGAATAACCTGGACTCAGCAGGTAAGCTCGTTCTTGTCCGACGTTATAAACAGAATAGCGTACGGAAACGGGCTCTATATCGCTGTCGGCGCCTCAGGAAAACTAGCAACCAGCGCGGATGGATTAACTTGGGCTCAGCAGGTAAGCTCGTTCGGGACAACAATTTTACGTGGTGTAGCATTCGGAAACGGACTCTATGTCGCTGTTGGAGACTCAGGAAAACTAGCCAAGAGCACAGACGGAATAACCTGGAATCAGCGGGTAAGCTCATTCGGGACTGATGGCATACAGAGCGTTGCACATGGAAACGGGCTCTATGTCGCTTGTGGATTGTCTGGAAAGATCGCAACAAGCCATATTGGTTACGACATATCAACTCGTTTTGCTGCGCCGTACATAAATGCCGGGGCAATACGTGCATATTACAAGGCATCTTAACAATGGGCATACACCACAAGCAGCTAGTGCAGTACGTGATAGAGCCGACTCTAGTTGATATGGGCCTATTCTCAGATGCCGCCGTATCGCTGCTTATCGGCACTGCGGCTGTTGAATCCGGCTGCGGCAGGTATCTGCACCAGGTAGGCGGGCCGGCGCTCGGCATATACCAGATGGAGCCTGCAACGCACGACGACATATACCGCAACTTTCTGCCATCGCGGCCTGATCTGCGCTCGCTGATGCGCGACTGGTCTACTGATTGTGGAGTCTACCCGTCACCGGCAGATCAGCTTGTCTATGACCTGCGATACGCTACAGCAATGGCGAGGCTGCATTACCTGCGCGCACCCGGCGCGATACCGTTATCTCTCGACGGACAGGCCGCGTATTACAAGCAGCACTACAACACGCCGCGCGGTAAAGGATCGGCGCGCGCATTCATTGATGCCGTTCGAGCGCTCGAATGAACGTTATACAGTCGGCGATGCGCTTGATTGATTCTCTATGCAACGAGCACAAGGCATTCAGGCGCGCGGCTCTTGTGTGGGCCTGCTGGCTTATCACGTGGACTGTGCAGCGATGTTTCGGAGATAATACACCAGATGTATCTGCCGGCACGGCTGCCGCGCTGGCATCGGTGTGCGGGCTGCTGACTGTTGTTGTAGGATTGTACCAATGGTCGCGTGAGAGAGAGGACAAGCCTTGAATATCCGCATGTATGCGTATGCCGCAGTAGCTGGAGCATTGCTGCTACTAGGATGGCAATGGCACACGCGAGGCCAGCGCATAGACGAGCTGCTGGCGGCCAACGGTGCAATCATTTCCGAGCGCGATCAGTGCCGAGCGCAGCAGCGGGTCACCGACGAGGCACTGGCGGCCATGCGTGCAACCGGGGAAGAAGATCGGCTTAAGCGCCTGGCGGCCGAGCGAAAGGCGGCGCAGGTGAGCGTAGATGCCGAGCGCCGGGTGCGAGCCGCGCTGACGGCAAATGTTCCGGAAGAATGCGATAAGGCCGTGCGGTGGCTTGGTGACTACGGAAGAAACTTGGCCAACACTTGGAGCAAAAAGCCCTGAGAGTCATTGCATGAGTGAGTCATTCAGCAGCGGATTCAAGTCAATGATAGCCGCCGCTCTACTGGCCGGCTGCGCCGGATCGCCGCAGGTAGTCGAGCGCCGAGTCGAGGTCCAGGTAGATGTGCCGTGTCCTACTCCACAAGCTCCACCCAAGCCGCACCTGCCGCTTGGCGACATGCCGCAAGATGCCACAGCATCCGATATTGCACGGGCCACAGCCGCAAGCCTGGAGGCGCTAACTGGATACACCGAAGCACTTGAAGAACTGCTACGCTGATGGATACCGCGCAGAACCTGTTCAACGTGATCTTCATGATCGCATCGGCGCTCGCCGGATGGTGGCTAAAGAACATGTGGGATGCGCTGCGCGATCTTCAGGATGCTGATAAGGACCTGGCGGATAAAGTATCGCGCGTTGAGGTGCTCGTCGCAGGTAACTATGTCACGCGCGACGAGCTTGCAAGATCAATGCAGAACGTCGTAACGCACCTTGAACGCATCGAGGATAAGTTGGATCGTAAGGTCGATCGATCTTAATGCACGATAGCGTCTACCGTTTCTGACTCTCCTCCGAACCATTCGGCGAGCGCCTCGCCGACAAAGTCAAAAAACGCGTTTGACTCTTCATCGGTTACCGAACTGGCGTCTACGGCAACAACAACCGTGCCTTTTGTGCCGTCGGAGAACTCAAGATCGTATGAGAAAGTCATGCAGCACCCTCAGTTGAGTACGTGGTAACCGCGCCCGCGAAGGCATTCGCGCATGATACCCGCCTTTTCAGCAGCTCCAACGGCCGCGCCTGATACACCGCCGCTTGCGGCCCCAAGCGCAGCGCCGTATCCTGTATTGTTTCCGCCGACAATGGCGCCGAACATGGCGCCGATAAGCGCTCCACCGAGCGCGCCGTCAATGGCGGTCGCCGCTGCCGAGCGCTGATTTGCCAGCGTCGCGCATTCTGACTTGTCTCGTTCATACTTGAAGCGATCAAGCCCGGTCGGGAACGTATCTATCATTGTGCCAGGCTGAGGCTGATTAACAGCGCAGCCAGACATAGCGATTGCGACACAAATAACAGTTGCGATTTTCTTGATTTGCACTTCGGTTCCCCATGTTAGTCGGTTGCCGCAGCAATGATAGCCTCGGCAAGCTCAAGGCGATCCATTCCTCCGTCGAATACGCCGACAAGAATAGAGCCTTTGGCCTGCATTTGCTCAATATCCCAATCAGTGTTTGGAGTCCTCACAACTGTCCCGTTAGCTATCCACAGTGCGCGGGAATTTTTGTACCGGCGCAAATATTCAAGATTCTGCGATGCGAGTCGATATGCGTTATCCTTCAACATTTTTCATTTTCCTTTTAAAAATTTATCGAACGCCAAGGCTTTGTTGCGCGCCTTTTAAACCATTGTACTGTCCGCGATTTGCGTAGCTAGCTTCGTCAGGAACAGGCCTTCCTCTCCAGAAAACCATTTGGCCTATCTTGTCTCCAGGACGCAGCAGCAGGCTGTGGTGGCGCAGTACGTTCTGCAGCTCAAGCGTTAGATGGCTGCCGTTAAACGTTGGGTCCGCGAATCCGGCGAACAGGTGCTGTAGGCCTGACCTGGCAAGGCTCGACTTGAGCATGTAGTGACCGGCGACGTCATTCGGCAAATTAAACACTTGCTCAGTTGCTGCGAGCGCGAAGTCTCCAGGACGAAGTATTAAATGCCCTACGCTATATTTCATGAGAGGCGTGGCTTTTTCTCCAAGACGCACAATCTTTCTTGATTCGTCCGGGACTGCCTCTGTGTAAAAACCATCCGCCAGCGTAAGGTCGATCGACGCTCCGTTTATATGTTCAGGTTTAACGTTTTCGACATGTCCACGTGCGACAAAATCAACAAGTTCTTCGTAGGTTAAAATGCTCATTCAAATGTCCAAGTTTTCAGATATTTCTCTATCCGCCTTGTCATCCTCATCAGCTGCCTGGTCGGCAAGTAGCTGCAGCAGATGACGGTGCGCCTCTTCCGCCTGCTTGCGCGATCTAAAGTTTCGCCACGCCATCGCAGCGGCTGCCATGACCAGGATCAGGAAAAGACGCATGGATGTCCTCTCTCAAGATAACGTTGGACGCCGAAAACCTTTCTTGCGCCGACGCCATAAGCGGAAGCCGTGGCATGCAATATCATCGTTTGGCGTAAACGGCGAATGTACAAATACGCTTTGTAGGCCTACTACTGCGTGGCATGCCGGTTCATCCCCGTCTGCCAATGCGGCCATCGCATCGGCGTCGTACGACATCAACGAGCCGTCGCGGAACGGGCAGTTTTCGCACGCGATCAAGGCGTAACTCCATCGCCAACGCGCAGCTTGGCGGTGTACACGGGAACCGCCTCTCCGTGTACGAACCAGTGGCTCACGTGGCCGGTTTCGATGTCCTTCACGGTGACCGTTGCAGGCTTGCCGTTGATGATCTCCAAGTCGCCGACACCGTCGTCAAACCATCGCGCCCATGTCTCGGTCGCCTGCTGCGGCGTGTCGGCCTCAATATCGCGGCCGTCCTCTTCGCGCTGGCCGTAAGTTTCAGACCATACTTTATATTTTCGCATCGCTGTCTCCTGTTTTTGCCATTTCCTGCAACTCCACCACCAGCGCGTCAACCTCGCCCAGAAACGCCTCGACCTCGGTTTCGAGCATGGCGATCATGGCGTCATCGCGGTGGACACGCACCACGAACAGGTCCAGGCCGTCAGGCATGCGCGGGTCGTAGCTCACGAAGTCGCACCAGGCCCGTCCAGTGCATGCCATTTGCCAGGCCATCTGCGTCACGTACTCGCCAGCCTGCTTCCTGCTGCGCAGCGTCCGGATATGCGTCGCGCTGTTCGGGCATTTGATCTCTATCAGGCCATCGTCGCCGACAAGCCCGTCCGGCGACGCGCCTGACATCGCGATGCGCGGGTGCGGGATCATGCCGACTTCGGCCACCAGCACGCCCGTGGTTGCCTCATAGGCGGCGCGGGCGAGCGGCTCAAGCTCGGTTCCGCGCTGCATGGCGGCGTTGGTATAGCTGTCGGCGCGCTGGCCCGTGATTCGCTCAAGCGCCAGCTCCACCATGTAGTTCTCGCGGCTGGTGCTGTAGCCGGTTTTCGTGCGGGCGATGATGTCGGCTATGCGGCTGGCCGTCGCCCGGCCGAGCCTGCTTTGCAGCCATGCCTCGCTTCCCTGCACGCTCACGCGCCGGACTCAGCGTCAGCCGCAGCCGCCGCGGATTTCAGCGACGCCTGGTGGGCAGCCCAGAACGCTTTTGTATGCGGCCCCTTTGGCAGGTTAGAGAAAGCAACCGCAAGCGCCTTGCTGCCGTCCATCGCCGCCTCTCTCATGGCCTGAAGGTGCTGCGCCTCGAATGCGGCGAGGCCGCCATCATCCTGCTGGCGGGCCGGCTGACGCATGGCTCCGTTGCCATCGTCATCTTCCTGCGCCACGCCGGCCAATGCGGCCAGCGAGTACCGCCGCAGGTACGTCGTGGCGCTTCCAACGCCCTGCGCGTCCGGCTTTGACAGAGGCGCGCTGGCGATGCCGCTGATCCATTCCCCGCTCGCATGCATGAGGATGGTTTCGACGCTCACCATGCCATCGGCGAGGCTCGGGAACTGCGCCACCGACAGTTTGTGCCGGGCCAGCACCGGGCGCACGGTGTTGAGCACTTCGGCGAGGTCCGCGTATCGGTTCTTGAAGTGGTCATTCTTGCTGTTCTTGCTGGCGTTCTCGATTTCCGCCTGCGCGGCAGCGAGGGCCGTCGCCAGTTCCTTGATGCTTTCGCTAGTTTTCATCGTGATCTCCGTTAATCCCCATGCCAAACGCCGTCAGGGCGCATACGCGCCAGCGCCAATAGCTGCATGATCGCGGCCTTGGCGTTGCCTTCGGTAGGCTTCCAGTAATCTTCATCAACGTCGTTACCGAGCTTTCCGGCCGCCGCTTTCAGAACTGGAATGCTATCAGCGCCCGTCATTCCGTAAATGCAACGGATGCCTCGCTCATCCTCGAATGCCGCAACAAAATGGCGCGAGTAGTTGTAAGTGATGTTCAGGTGAGCTTCATTAGTCCCGCCTACCTGATACGTGCCACCGCGCATATGGTGCGGCTCGTCCAGTAGCAGCGTATCGCCAGTTACAGGGTGGCGCAGTTCAATGTCATAACTCATCGCTCGTCACCATCCACGCTAAGCGCAGCCACCAGAAGCGCGACGCCAGCCGCTCCAAGGCCAGCGATCAGCGCAAGGCTATCTGATCCAGACGCGGCGAAGATTAGGGACAGGCCAGCTAATGCAAGAAGGTCTGTGATGCGCATGTCAGTCCTCCTCATTCTTGCCGGCCGTATGCGCCAGGCAAGCCACCAGCACGCCAACAGCACAGCCTACCGCCAGCGCGGCGTAGATCGCGAGGGGCACCCACCAGGCCGAAGTGCAGGAGCTCATCGGTCGTTCATCCGGTCGTCGTATGCGTCAAGTTCCGCGCCGCTGGCCTCGTTCCACTCATTATCAATCTGGATCGCGGCCTCGGCGCGCGCCTCTCCTTCTGCAATAAGTATCAGCCAGCTTTCGATTTCCTTCCCGGCGGCATGATAATTACCATCCTCCAGGTGAGGAACGACGGCTTGCAACAGCTCGCCGGACGTGAAATTTTCCTCGAGCGCCAGCCGGACGTTCTCGTCGAGCGGGTGGTATCCCTTCGGCCCGCGCAGCTGCAGAAGCTCGGCGGTCCGCGCTTCAATGGCCCGGTCTCTCGCTTCGGAAACGTCAAAGTCGCGCAGGTGGTCGTTCAGTCGCCATTCAGACCATGCACGGCCAACATCGTCAAGTTTCAAGATGTTCATAGCTTCCTCCGTGTCTCGGCCGCAGTCTCGCGGCGCAGTGTGTCGCGCTCCATTCCCTCGGCAACCCGGGCGCAGCGCTCGCGCTCGGCGGCCGTTGCGTCTCCCCATGCGCACCTTAAAGCCGCTTCCTCCGATAGTCCGACTAGGTAGCGCTTATTCTTGCCAAACCATTCGTCAAATTCCATGCTCTCCCCCGTCTGTTGAATGTAGTGCTTGCGCAGTTGATCACGCGCGATTGCCTCGTATGCTTAGCGGATGGTCATGTCGCCTACATGATCTTCACCTTCTTCGCGTGAATGCCGCAGTACAACCCGTCCGGTCCATGGCCGGCCTTGCGCGAGCATTGGCTCGCCAGCCAACCGTGCGAAATTTCGGCCGCGCACCTGCCTGGCACATACGCCTGGCCTTTCGGCGCTCCAGACCACGCTCCGTACCGATACTTCGCCGCCTCTTCCTTCGTCAAAGGTTGGTGGTGCATGGTCAGCCCTCGTAAAAACATCAACGTCGGGGTGCAGTATGTCGCACCGCGCGACAAAATGCAAGGGTGAACGAAGATATTTTTTATGGGTAGAGCCTTGGCGGCACGATACCGGCGGCCGCGGCTTTTCGTGCGGCTCGGCGTGCTTTTTGGGCTGCTGCCATACTGGCGCGCACTTCAGGAGATGCCATGCGCGCCTTCGTCGCTGCGGACAGGCGGGCGCGCGTTTCTGGAGAAGACATTCGATCCTTCTGGGCCGCTGACATGCGGGCGCGCGCCTCTTGAGTTGCCAGGCGCGCCTTCGACGCCGCCCCAATCTTGGCTCGCGTCTCGTCTGAAGACTTCATCCCTAGATGGGATGCTGACATCTTGGCACGCGCCTCAGCGGAAATTTCATATACTCTCCTCCCTAGCAGCGCCGCAGACATCTTCGCACGCACTTCCGGGTGCTTTGACCCAACGGCTTCGCCACCTTCGGCCAGGTTGTATCCTCCAGGATATAACGTCCCGTATGCCGCGATCGCACGCTTCTCGGTTTCGTAAAGGTCCTCGTTCTCCACGGTCGCCAGGACCACCAGCGTAGGAGCTCCGTGTTTTCTCCATGCGCTGTACAGCGCAGGTCCGTTAACCTTTGCGTAGCGCAACGAGTATTCGTGCCTCTTGAATCGCTTCTCGGCGGTTTTAGTGGTAATTCCAACATATGATTTACCATTAGGAAAATCCAGGCGATACAGCTGGCCCATACCTACTCCTCGATAAACATGTAAATTACACCTGCATTATGTATCAAGCGGCTATGCATGTCAACTGGTTGTAGCTGTTATTTTTTCGCTGTATGATACGTTACTCACGTAGCACAGAGGAACTAAAATGACGGTAGAACAGGCACGAGAGAGGCGCTTGGAGTGGTGGCGGACCACAGAAAAGGCGACTCTTGAATCTGTGGCACTAGCATGCTGCACCACGCCGGAATATTTGCGTATGCTCGTCTACGGACACCGTAGGCCGCAGACTGATCTAGCCAAGCTCCTCGGCCAACACTCTGGCCTGCCGCGCGAGTTCTGGCGCCCCGACGTGTGGTGAAAGTTTCTCCTCCTGCGCGCCAGCGTCGCCAATCGACGCAGCCCGCTTCCTCCCCTGGCGGGTAAGGCGCGCACTTCATGGCCGGCGCTGGGTAACTGGCGCCGGCCTTTTTTCTACCGTAGAGGCTTGCACATGTCACGCGGAATCAACAAGGCAATCATCATCGGCACCCTGGGCCGCGACCCGGAAGTGCGCTTCACGGCGGGCGGCTCGGCCGTGGCCAACCTGCGGGTCGCAACGAATGAGTCATGGAAGGACAAGCAGACGGGCGAGAAGAAGGAATCGACCGAATGGCATGCCGTCGTCCTGTTCGGAAAGACGGCCGAGATCGCCGGCGAGTACCTGAAAAAGGGCCGCATGGTCTACATCGAAGGCCGCCTGCAGACGCGCAAATACCAGGACAAGGAAGGCGTCGAGCGCTACAGCACCGAGATCGTGGCGTCAGACATGCAGATGCTGGGCGGTGGCGAGGGGCGCGGCGATGGTGGTCGTGGCGGTGAGCCTGCATGGGGCGATGATCGACAGAAGGCGAGCGCGCCTGCGGCCGACTTCGACGATGACGTGCCATGGTAGCGCGCGCGGTGTGCTGGTGGCGCGGCTGCGAGCGCGACCGCGACGATCCTGCACCGGCTGAATACGCCACATGCCGGCGCTGCGGCGGCGAAGTGTCCTACGCCGATGAGGTTGGGGACACTCGCAAGAACCGTGCGGTCGAATGGGTGCGGTATTGGTTTTTACGGAAGTGGCTGCCAGTGCCGTGCCCGTGTTGCGGCGGACGTTGGAGGCACGATGAATCAATCGATCACGCCCCATTCTGACGCAGCTGGCGAATGCCAGTGCAGGCAATGCCTGCGCGACCGCAAGGCCGAAGGCCCAGGCGGATGGCCCGCCGAACTGACGCGCATGATCGTGTGCACGACGTGCGGCAACAAGCGATGCCCGCATGCCACTGACCACCGCCACGCATGCACGGGCAGTAACGAGCCTGGGCAGAAGGGCAGCGCGTACCAATCGACTGCGCCCCATCCTGCCCCTGCCGAACTTTCGGCGGCGCGCAGGGCGGCCGACACGAACGTCGAGAAAAACCGCGAGATGCTGCTGCAGCGGTCGATTGCCGGAATTGCAAAGTACGGCACAACGACTGACGCCAGCGGCCTGCAGCTGCGCGACTGGCTACAGCACGCGCTTGAGGAAGCGCTGGACATGGCCAACTACCTTCAGGCGGCGATTTCAAGGCTTGACGCCGGCCGCCTGTAAGGCGCGCTACTTGGACATCCCCCGACGCATCAGCCGCCGCTTGATCTTCGCGCGCTCCCGGTCGGTCTTTCCGCGGCATTCGGCGATCCACGCGGCGGCTCCCTCGCGATCGGCCTCAAAAAAATATGACTTGCCGTCCTTCGCCATGTTCCAGGTGTTGCTGACATCATCTCGCGTCGTCGTCATGTGCGCGTCGAGGTCAACGGCCGAGTGCAGCGCCTGGCGCTCGCGGTGGCGCATTCTGCTGTGCCAGATGCGCTTGTCGTTGGCCTCGCTGTCGGCGTTGGCGTTGCCGAAGATGGGATGCTTGCGGCGGCTTCGGGACATGGCTTGCTAGGAATATCTGTACGCCTATTTATTCTCAGGAATGCCTTTAGTGGCCATGAAGTCCGCCAACTCCATCCCCTCATAACGCCGGCACAGGTACGACAGCGTTATCGGCATCGGCTCGAATTCGCCGTCGCGCACGTCGTTGAGCATGACAACGCCGCGCCAGTGGCTGTTTCCCTGCGGGGTGAGGTATTCTTCTGAATGGAGGTAGGCGCTACCTGCCACGATTGACCACAGCAGCTTGCCGTGCGCTGGCCTGTTGGCGATGTCCAGCCCCTGCTTGTGCCCCGTCACAATGCTGCACATTTCCCGGTTGAGCTGGGTCCGTGCGTTGGCCTGGCCGTACTTGCTCGACATGACGTTGCCGCTGGCGTTCAGGACCGAGAAATGCACGTACTTGACGCCATCAATGAAGATCGGCTGAAGGAAAGGAACCGGCTCAAACCCATGCGCCACGTCGTTGAAATCATGGTAGCCGAGCAGGCCGTCCAATTTCGGGTCTGATTCGATGGCCCGCTCGATCCTGAATTCGTGGTTACCGCGCAGCATCACCAGGCGCGGCTTGTACTGCGGTTCATTGGCGGTTTTGCGCTGCTCGTTGTACCGTTCCAGGGGCGCCGTGAGTGCGTCCAGCCCGACGTTCCCGGCATGGATGTCCAGCACGTACCGGCGCCCCTCGAATGACTTCTTGCCGGCGTCGTAGCTCGACAGGCTCGGCATGTCCCAATGGTCGCCCAGGTGGATGATGACGTCCGGCTGTTTGTCTACGATGTACCGGCCGATCCACGTCAGGTGATCCAATGGCACGCCGGGCTTTACCTGCGTGTCGGGGATGACCAAGTGGCGGATCGGCCCGTTGGACCTTGTGGGTTCGGCGGTTGGCGTGTCGCGTTCTGGCGACTCTCCTACCTTTGCGGCCTTCTTGCGCGCCGCCGCTACCGCCGCCGATACCGTCCTGTCACCGATCTTGAGCGCCTTCGCGCCGGCCCGGAAACTTCCAGCCTCGATGATGGCCTCGATGATCCGCGCCTGCCCTGGCGATGCGTAGGGCAGCAGCTCGCGTAGGCTGTCAGGATCGTGCCGCATCGGCTGCCGCCATGTATTCGCGCTCCGGTGTGCAATCGCTACACAAGTTCATATTATCGCAGGAAAAGTTTCAGCTTGGCGACTGCGCGCCAGTCGTATCGTTCTACGATACGCAGCGCCGCTTGACACGGCCATCTCCGTGCGGTAGCGTTGGCCTCGGCTGGGGGTGGTTCCCCTGCCGCGCTTGAGGGCAGACGGATGCATGGAATATGAGCACCCATGAGGTAGCGGAGAAGGCGCCGATCGTGCCCCACTGCGCCCCGCAGGCCGTCGCCCCGCGTTTCGTTGCCCGCTGGACTTACCATCCAGCCCGCTACCTCATGGGTGTTTTATGAGCATGCAATGGTTCCGCGCCTACTCACGCATGGTCGATGACGACAAGGTAAGGCTGCTGGCGTTCGAAGATCGCTGGCACTTTGTCGCCCTGCTGTGCTGCAAATGTCAGGGGCTGCTCGACGAACCAGGCCCGTTGATGCGCCGAAAAGTTGCCGTGAAACTCGGCCTTGACCAGCGCGAACTGGATGAAGTCGTGCGACGAATATCTGAGGTCGGGCTGATTTCCGCGCGCACTTTGCAGCCAACTGCTTGGGACAAACTGCAGTTCGTTTCTGACATCGACCCGACCAGGAACGAGCGCCAGCGCCGTTTTCGTGACAAAGCGAAACGCACAGGTAACGCGTTACATAACGGACCTGTCACGCGTACAGAAGCAGAGACAGAAGCAGAAGCAGAGACAGAGAAAGATTTAGCGCCTACGGCGCATAGTCATTTTGCTTCGCAAAAGCGACCTGCTGTACCCGTGCAGGCGATCATTGACGCATACCACGAGCTGCTACCCATGTGCCCGAGGGTGCTCAAGCTCACCGAAACACGACGAAGGCAGATCGAGGCGCGATGGCGGGCCGGCGACCTGCCAGACGTGGAAACGTGGCGCGACTACTTCGCGTTCTGCGCGCAGAGCAAATTCCTCACCGGCCTGGCGCCGGCAGGGCCAGGGCAGAGGCCGTTCCTCGCAGACCTCGAATGGCTGAGCAGGGAAGGGAACTACGCCAAGGTTTACGAACGGAAGTACCACAGGTGAGCAAATTCAATCCAGACCAGCAGCCACTGAACCAGGACGCCAAGCGCGACCTGGCATGGAGCCAGAACGGCCGCGACATGGTGGCCGCCGAGGTTGAGCAGATGCTGACTATCCGCGGATCGCAGGGCCTGCCGGATGCTGTGCCGAAAACCGTCAAGTCGGCGGCGGCCTGGATACTGGACTTCCTGATCGATCCGCCGGCCGATGATGAAACCATCCGCAGGACGCCAGCTTTCGGCGGGTTTACGTGGCAGACGCCTTACCGTGACCGCGCCGTCTACCTGGCCGGTAAGTTCCTGCGGCTGGAAGAAACCGCCATGGCGAACGTGTGCGCCTACGCGCGCAGCGGCATCAAGTGGCGCGGCGATGACGTGGAATTTCTGGCGCTGCTGGCGGCCGAACGACTGCGGGCAGGAACGCGCGAGCGTGGGCGCGAGGCACTTTCAATAATTGCATCGACGATGGCCGGACAATGAACCGAAGAATATCAAACGCGTTGATTCGTCAGGCGTATCCTGGACTGGTGTCCTGCGCCGACGACCGTATGGCCGATAAAGTCATACATGAGTTCAAGATTGCCAAGTCGGTCTATGCGCTTGAGGCTGAGATAGGAGACGACATCGTAGGTCAAGATATGCAAAAACGCTGGGCGGCGCTGCGCAAGCTGTACTCGCGCTTGAAGGAGAACGAAGCCGACTACGACCCATACCCTATCAGCGTTTGTTGGGATTCTATCCTAACGCCGATTGAGCGGTCGGTGTGGGCTGATATTCGACAATGCGGGCTGCCGCTCTACCTCCAATATCCTGTTGGTTGCTACATCGCCGACTTCGCGGACCCAGTTCGGAAGATCGTCATCGAGGCGGACGGCGCGCGCTGGCATGACCAGCAACGGGACGCTATTCGGGACGCAGCCATGGCGAAGTCGGGATGGTCGGTGTACCGGATTACTGGGTCCGAGTGCTATCGAGATTGCTCCGGGGTAGAGAACGCCCTGGAAGACGGCGTTCATATCGAGGATCCTGACCGATTTCGAGAAATTCTGCGCGACTGGCTATTCAACACCAGCGAAGGGATTATTTCGGCCATAGGAAAATTTCATTATGGGTTGCCGGTCACTCTCCTTGCTGGGGCAGAGGTATATGCTGAAGAAACATTGCGGATTCATCGTGGCTAAGGCGGCGGTCTTGTGATTAACGCCTGCCACTCCTGCGGCTGCGAAGTGCGCGCCGGGGAGGAAGCCTGCGCCCGCTGCATGGGCTACACCATCCTAGCGAACCTCAGCGAGGCCCAGCGCGAGGCCATCAACGCCATCGAAAAAAATATCGGCCGGGGTATTGCGTAGCGGCCCGCGACAATGCTATGCTGCCTACAGGTTGCAATGTTGAGCGCAGCAACTGATCCGCTGGAACCTTCCGGCGGTATTGCAACGGCGGATGCCCGCGCCGTTTGCGCACTGGGCCATGAACTTACGCGGGGGACGCGATGACCACAGCCACCAACGACCTGCCGGCCCGCCTTCGCGAGCACGCAGCGGTGCACGAAGTGCTTTCAGCTTCATTCCCACGCAAAGTGGTCCACCATGCGCAATTGGCGCAGGAATTACGCGAGGCCGCCGCCGCGCTTGAGCGCGCAGGAAGCCGGCCATCCAATCCGAGGGCCGTCCACGAAAACGGCGCTGAGCGCCTGTGCCGCATCCTGTACGGCCGCGGCGCCGAGGTCGGCGACACCATCGGCGGTCTGGACGCGCAGATGCTGCACGATGCCCATGACGAGATCGAGCGCATGCGCAAGGCCGTGCTGCCGGAGGAAGACTGATGCAGTACGTCATCTTCGATTACATACGCGCATACGACATTGAGCGCATGGACACGACAGCCAACACCCCGGACAAAGCGCAGCGCCTAGCCGAAGCGATGGCCAAGGAGCATCGTTGCAAGGTCTACGTTCTGGCCGTTGTTGGAGTGGTCGAGTGCCCGGCGCTTGAGCCGAGCTGGACGAAGCCGCTGGTTTTGGAGTGAACAGCGTGCCGCAGGATGTCAATAATTAGTCACAGACGTTTGTGTGGGGATAGCCGTGAATAATGACTACGAGAAATTTTTAGATGCCAAACTGCACGTCGGGTCAGATTATGGATTCGCCCCGATATGGATGCCGGATAGCCTGTTTCCGTTTCAGGCAGCACTCGTTGAGTGGGCGTGCCGCAAAGGTCGGGCTGCAATTTTTGCGGATTGTGGTCTCGGAAAAACCCCGATGCAGTTGACGTGGGCGGAGAACGTCGCCCGCAAGACCGGCGGTCGGGTGCTTATCCTGACGCCGCTAGCAGTGGCATTTCAGGCGGTCAACGAGGGGGCGAAGTTCGGGGTCGAGGTCGTTCATCGCCGCGACGGACTGCATGGCGGCGACCGAATTGTGGTCACGAACTACGAGCGGCTGCATCACTTCTCGCCGAATGATTTTGATGGGGTGGTGTGCGACGAGTCGAGCATACTTAAGAGCTTCGACGGCGAGACGCGCAAGGCGATTACCGACTTCATGCGCAAACGGCCCTATCGCCTGCTATGCACGGCCACTGCGGCGCCGAATGATTATTTGGAGCTTGGCATGAGCAGCGAAGCCCTAGGGTATATGGGCTGGCGGGATATGCTCACAAAGTTTTTCAAGCAAGAGAATGACAAGGCGGCGAATGTAAAGATGAAGCGCGGCATTTCCGATGGCCGAGTGCAGGTCGGCGGATTCGGCAAGTTCAGGCTGCGACCACATGCTGAGCGCGATTTCTGGCGGTGGGTATGCTCGTGGTCGCGGGCTATGCGCAAGCCGTCGGACTTAGGCTTTGACGATGGAACATTTCGGCTGCCGCCGCTGAACATCCGTCAGCACATAGTTGAGGCGAAACGCCCGCGCGACGGTTATCTATTCGATATGCCGGCGGTAGGATTGGCGGAGCAGCGCTCCGATCTTCGCCACACGATTATTGAGCGGTGCGGCATGGCTGCCGAATTGTGTAACTCGCATGATCTTCCCGCTATCGCGTGGTGCAACCTGAATGAAGAAGGCGATTTGCTGACGAAGGCCATACGCGGCGCGGTACAGGTGTCTGGCAGTGATTCTGAGGAACACAAAGAAGAAACGTTTAACGGGTTCATGCGCGGTGATATTCGTGTGCTGGTAACGAAGCCAGTTATCGGAGGGTTCGGCCTCAACCTACAGCACTGCGCGCATCAGACATATTTCCCGTCTCATAGCTACGAACAGTATTACCAGAGCATACGCAGGTGCTGGAGGTTCGGCCAGAAGAATGAGGTCACGGTTGATATTATTACCACAAATGGTCAAGACAACGTGTTGTCGAATTTGCAGCGCAAATCAGACGCGGCGTCGGTTATGTTTGATCGAATGGTGGAAATGATGAGGGACGAACTTAAAATCGTCAGAGTTAATGACTACGTTAAAACGGAGAGGGTGCCATCATGGCTGTAAAAGATCAAGTCATTACGGAGCGATATGCGCTCTACAATGCAGACTGCATTGATGTTATGCGTAATCTGCCGGACGAGAAGGTCGATCTATCGGTATATTCGCCGCCGTTTTGTGGGCTGTATAACTACAGCAGCAACGAGCGTGATTTATCGAACTGCAGAGATTATTCGGAATTTTTCGAGCATTACGGCTACGTGATTGCGGAAATCGCAAGGCTCACGAAGCCGGGCCGTATATCAGCAGTCCATGTCATGGACGTCCCAGGCCGTGGGAATGGCCCGACCGCGAAAATGGGCAGTGGGGCGAATGTCGGTACGGGTCTTATTGATTTCCCTGGCGACGTGATACGGGCGCATGAAGCGCATGGGTTCGTTTTTGCCGGGCGCCGCGCGATATGGAAAGAGCCGCTCGGCGTACGCAACAGGACAATGGCAAAGGGGCTGGCGCATAAGCAGATCGTGGACGACTCGACGCTATGCGATGTTGCAAGCGCAGACTATTTGCTGATGTTCAGAAAGGAGGGTGTTAATGCCGTGCCAGTGGCGCACCCCGTCGGCTTGTTGTCTTATGCGGGGGAAAGGAAAATGCCCTCTGAGCTCCACGGATTCAAAGGCTACACTGGAAACCAAATAGAAAACAGATTCTCGCATTGGATATGGCGACAATATGCGAGCAGCGTCTGGGATGACGTGAGGATAGGCCGAGTGTTGCCGTATATGGAAAGCAGAGACCCGGAGGACGAGCGTCACGTTCACCCATTGCAGCTAGATGTGATTGAGCGCGCATGTGTGTTGTGGAGCAATCCCGACGAGGTGGTATTGACGCCATTCATGGGCGTCGGATCCGAGGTCTATGGAGCGGTGCTAAACGGCAGGCGCGGAATCGGTATTGAGCTTAAGCCATCGTATTATCACCAGGCAGTCAAAAATATGGCTGAATGCAAGCCAGACATAGAAAATGCGGACATGTTCGCCGATTTATTGGCCGATGGCGAGCCATGAAAGAAAAGCACAAATCCCGCGCCAAGATCGCCGGCCTCGCCGTGTTCCTGTGCCCTCATCGCCCCGGCCGCCTGTTGCTGACGCCATCCACCTGCGCCGCCAGTCACAAGATGGCACAAGGCGCGCAGGAAGAGGCCAAGGTACGTCTGTGGGAGTGCATAGACTGCAAGGTCGGCGCCAAGCACCTAGCCGAGCTGGGCAACGTCAAGGCGATCAAGCCCGGCAAGGGAGAGGCGCTGCCCGAGCAAATGAAGAACCTGCTGCGGTTCGTTCGCGCACGCGGCACGGCCACGACAAACGAGGCGGCGGCGCACTTCGCGAGGCATCGTGGCCCGGTGCATATCCAGCTTGCGGCGATGGAGGGCAAGGGCTTGGTGCGGCGCGTTGATCGTGATGGGGTGCTGGCGTGGGAACTGGCGCTGTGAGCGCGGCTGAAGACCTGCTGGCGTTTCACCTCCAGGCGGCAGGAATCGCATTCGTCCGGCAGTTTTACTATGCACGCCCAAGAAAGCTTCGAGCGGATTTTGGGTTCCCTGACGCGCGGCTGCTTGCAGAAGTCAACGGCGGAATTTTTACCAAAACCAAGAACGCGCACGGAAGCATCACAGGCATCCTTGCAGACATAGATAGGCTGAACGCGGCAACACTTGCCGGGTACCGTGTGCTGAGGTTTACCCCGCAGGCCGTGCGGTCAGGCGAGGCGCTGAAATTGATCGATAGGGCATTGAAGGAGGCAGGGACGCCGACGACCCCCCAGCCCGGTTGCGAAGCAGAGGGCGCGAGGGCTATTGACAGCATCGGCGGCGGCGCGTAGGATTCGTGTATCTGACGCTTTTGGTATGTGACGTGAAGGCCATCAAGTTCCGCATCTACCCAACACTCGCGCAGCGCAGGCAGCTCATAAAAGAGTTTGTCGCGCGTCGTCATGTCTGGAATTGGGCACTCGAATGCAGGTCGTCGGCATACAAGGCCGACAAGACCACCCTGAATGCGGTCGCGCTGTCGCGTTTACTTACCCAAAGGAAAGCGTCAGATACTTCCCTGAAGGCCGTCAGCGCGACCGCTCTCACCTACACGCTGCGCGACCTGGACGAAGCCTTCCAAAGGTTCTTCAGCAAGCAGGCCCGGTACCCGAAACGCAAAAAGTTCGGCACAGTCAATTCGGTCTGCTACCAGATCGACAAACGCCAGCCGGTGTTTCGCGATGGCGAGTTGCTGAAGCTGCCCAAGCTGGGAGCCGTGGATGTCGTGTGGTCGAAGTCGATACCTGTCACTCCGAACAGTGCAACCGTCAGCAAGACCCCTGATGGCCGCTGGTTCGTGTCATTGCAATACGACGCAGACGATGCCGTGGCTGTGCCGAAAACAGGCAAGGCTGTCGGCATCGATCTTGGTCTGACGTGTTTTGCAGCGATGTCGGATGGCAACAAGATCAAGCCCCCAAGGCCGTTGCGTGCCGGACTGCGTAAGCTGGCCAATGCGCAGCGCGCGCTGAGTCGAGCGAAAAAGGGGTCGAACGGTAGAAGGAAGGCAAAAGTCCGGGTGGCGAAAGTCCACTCGCGAATAGCCGATCAGAGAGCGGATTTCCTGCACAAGCTGAGTACCTCAATCGTGGTCGAGCATGACCAGATAGCGGTTGAAGACCTGAGTGTGCGTGGCATGATGGCCAACAGGAAACTTGCTCGATCAATCGGGGACGCGAGCTGGTCCGAGTTCCGGAGACAACTCACTTACAAGGCGGGATGGTACGGCAAAACGCTGTGCGTAACGCCACGTTTCAGCCGCTCAACGGGCGTCTGCCCTGAGTGTGGCGTAGTGGGTGAGAAGCTGCCACTGTCAGTGCGGGAATGGACGTGTGCCTGTGGGGCCGTTCATGACCGGGACATTGCAGCGGCACAGGTAATTCTGAAAACCGCGAGGAACGCGGGGTTTGCCGGTGGAGGCCGAAACAAACCGAACGATAGGGGCGACAGCCCTGAAAATACGGCGGTCTTTGAAGCCGGAAAAGCGCAGTTCGCGAGGCCACACGGACGTGGCCAGCGCACACCAATTCATGGTGCGCGGTCGTGAACGGAAGCCGCCGATTCCGAGAATCTGTGATCCTGTACCACGCGACAACTCAAAAAAAGGCTCGGCTGTACCGAGAGGCCGGAGCGATACATGCGCCTGTTCGAGGTTTTACGACGATGCAGGGCGCGATGGCTTGGGCTATGAAAGTCGGCAGAACTATCATTCTCGAATGTGTTGCCGATCACCCGCACAAACTGCCAGACCACCACAATGCGTTCGGCGAGGCTTGGTGGAATGATGGCGACGTGACCGAGTGGCGTTGCGTATTCTCTGCTCATGGCGACGCGTAGACGCCCAGAAAAAATAGCCCTGCGCGTCGGCAAGGGCCGCCTTGATCCGGCGGACGGGCTGGCTGCGGCGCGTCTGCGGGCGAAGGGCTACCACGTGGGTGACATCGTTTTTGCAACGCTGACGAAGCCGAGGAACCCAGGTTATCATAGGCTGGCGCACGCCCTTGGGCAGATGGTCTCCGACAACATCGACGATTTCACCGGCATGGACGCCCACGCCACGCTCAAGCGCCTGCAAATGGAATGCGGCATCGGGTGCGAGGAAATCGCTTACAAGGTCCATGGCATGACCGTTGTCCAGCGTGTGCCCGTGAGCCTGAGCTTCGAGTCGATGGAAGAAGGCGAGTTCCGCGCCGTGTTCGCAGGCATCTGCCGCCACCTTGCGGCAACCTACTGGCCGACGCTGACGGCCGATGAGATTGCCGGGATGATCGAGTTGATGCCAACGGAGGCCGCGTAGCATGAAAACATGCATAGGATGCAAATACGCCAAGTGGAAGCTGACGGGTATCGGCCACTTACACCCGTCTGGCGATGGAAAATGCACGTATGAATGGAGGCTGCCGCCGTTGCCGCAGTCGATGTCGTGGATTGGGTTTTTTGGCACTTCGCCTAAACCGTATGGCGGCCAGATTTCACGCAAGCGCGAGCTGCCGGACCACTGCGCCTATTTCGTGAGGGTAGAGGATTGAAAAAGGCTGGTAAAAAGGCATGCGAAAAAAGCAAGGCAAGCCAAGTCCGCGACGCCCTGCGCGACGGCCCTAAGACGCGCGATCAACTCCACGCGCTCGTCCGATCGATCCACCGCAACACCATCAACAGCGCTCTGCTGGATATGTGCAACGCTGGCGCCGTTGAGTCTGATGGGGGCCTGTTCTGGCTGCACCATTCGATAGTAACTGAGAAAGACTACATGTGGTTCATGCGCGCGCTGCGGCGCCCACCAGAACCAGTGCCTGACGCGCCGGAGATACCTGGCATGGTGGTCGGTGCTGCTGTCGATGCGGCGCTGAGGGCGTGGCGGTGAAAATCCTAATCGCTTGCGAATACTCGGGAGCGGTGCGTGACGCGTTCATTTCGCGCGGACATGATGCCATGAGCTGCGATTTGTTGCCAACTGAGGCCCGTGGTCCGCATTATCAAGGCGATGTGCGGGATGTGCTTGGCGATGGCTGGGACTTGATGATTTGCCACCCACCTTGCACGCACCTGGCCGTGAGTGGCGCGCGGTGGTTCAAGGATAAGACGGTCGAGCAGGCCGAGGCTCTGGACTTCGTTCGCCTGCTGCTGGGGGCTGATATTCCGAGGATCGCACTGGAGAACCCGGTGAGCATCATTTCAAGTCGAGTCCGCAAGCCAGACCAAATAATCCATCCGTGGCAGTTTGGCCACGGAGAGACAAAGGCTACCTGCCTGTGGCTGAAAGGGTTGCCGAAGCTGCGCCATACCAATGTGGTTGAAGGGCGAGAGGCGAGGGTTCACAAAATGCCGCCAGGACCGGATAGGTGGAAGGAGCGCAGCAGGACGTTTGCCGGGATTGCACAAGCAATGGCGGACCAATGGTCTAGCATCGAAGATCGTGGCGCCGCTTGAAAGGCCGCTCCCCATCCTCCTCCGAGCGCCGTCACATGGCATCGGTGGCCGACCTAGGCTGCTGTGTCTGCCGGCGCGAGCTTGGCGTGTACAGACCGGCGGCTATTCACCACACGGCCGGAAAGACGAAACCCGGCGCGCACATGCTCGTTTTGCCACTGTGCGGCGCACACCATCAGACAGGCGGCTACGGTATCGCACTGCACGCCGGCCGTGTAGAGTGGGAGCGCCTTCACGGAACTCAGGCCGAGCTGCTGGCGTGGGTAGCCGAGCGTATTGCGTAAATGGTTGGCCCTGCCGGACTCGAACCGGCAACCGTCGCGTTATGAGCGCGCTGCTCTAACCTGTTGAGCTAAGGGCCATTTTTTCAGTTAGAGCTATGTTTCGTTGTTGTTGGACGTCCGCACGCCTCGCACACTGGCAAGGCCAGCGCGGCGCGTAACTCGGCGAGCTTTCTGTACACAGTAGGGTGGCTCACGCCGCAAGCGCGAGCCGCAGCATGTATGTTCATCCAGCCATCGACCACCAGCCGGCAGGCCGACATGGTGCGCGTGTCCATGCTTGATCTGGTCAGGCGCGCGGCGCGCTCGAAGTCGTCGATGGTCATGCCTCGTCCCGCAGCGTCACGCTGGCGGCCTCCGCTGACGCATCGAATTCCGGAACCAAGAACATCCGCCGCGCCCCTCGGTCACGGTACAGCGTCCGGCGCAGCGAACGCAGCAGGATGTTTCGCTCGGTGCCGTCCTCGCAGATCAGGCGGGCGCGTGAATCAGGCAATATCTCTGCCACGCATACGGCCATTCCGTACAGGATGAAACTATCTCCGGACGCTATCGATGTGTCGCCAATGCGTCCGTCCTTGCGCCGCAGGCGAGCAGAAACAGAACGCTGCGTGAAGATCGGCAAGAAGGCGTGGAAGTCGGCGCATGGCGCGCCTGGGGTGTGTTGGTTGCTCAAGGTCGTTCTCCATGTGTCGCCCCGGAATACGCCGGGGCTCGGTGGTGTGGTTGCTAGTCGGCCAGCATCTCGGCGAATTTCGCCGCCATGCTGGCGAGACGCTCCATGTCGAGCTTAAGGTCGCGTCGCATCCCTTCCTCGCCGTATGGCTCGCCGAATATGCTGTAAGCTGGCGGGTTCCCGTCATACGGTGGCATGCCGTCGACCATGAGGCTGAGCCTGCGGATCATTTGCGCAACGGTCTTTGCCGGGCGCTCGCCTTCAATTTCTGCTAGAGCTGCCATTTCCGCCTCGTGTCCGGTGATTACCGTTTCCATGTTCGTCCCCGTCAATCGCCCCGGAATCCGCCTGGGCTCGGTTGTGGTAGTTCAGCCGCGCACGACACCGCACTTGCATTCATGGCATCCGCACAGCTTGCTGCGAACACGCGCTAGGCGGCGATGGGCGGGTCCGTATGACGGCTCTTCATATGCGGCTGCCTGAATTTCGAACCACGCCTCGGCCGCATCATCTGCCCGCACGATTACCGTTGTTTCGGTGTTGTGAAAGGAGTTCTTCAGTGTGATCTTGTTCATGTTCAGTTCTCCGTTTCGCGCCCAGAAATTCGCCCGGGCTCTGTGGTGGTGTCGGTCAGATACTCTTATCAATCAGCACGTCGATATAACGCTTCACAGCCTCAAAAGCGGCGCGCTTTGTCTTGTAGGTGGTGGGGGCGCCTTTGACTCCAAAGAACTCTACCCATTGCCAGTTTCGACCGGCCTTTTGCACCGGGTAACCTTCGCTCCCAAAGCGCATCATGTGCCCAAGAAAATCAGATTCCGCTTGAGTCAGGTTGTTAACTTGTTTCATGTCAGTTCCTCGTTCATGCGCCCCGGAATCCGCCGGGGCTCGGTGGTGGTGTCAGGCAGCCCGTATGCACGGAGCCATGCTGTAGCTTCCCCATGGGCTGAAGAACTCGCACGTTCCATCAAGCCATGCCTTGACCCGGAAGTTCTTCACTTTGCCGTCAACCTCGGCTGTGACGGTCTTTTCTGTACGCTTGACGATCCGCGCCGTAATGATGCAGTTGTGGTCACCAATGCTGCGCGTGGTGTAGGTGTTGCCGACTTCAAACTTGTCCATGTTCAGTTCTCCGTTTCGCGCCACAGGCCAATCCGTGAGGCTGGGTACAGTGTACCTAGCGCTAGGCACAGTGTCAAGCGAAAACAGCCGGCCTGCAAAAATATTTTTTCGGCAGCCGTCCGAACATAGAACGCGCGCGCCTACAGCAAAACAGTGGTAATATCAAGAAGTGTAGAAGTTGCGCTAAAATATACATATGTGCGATCAGCCACGCGGCGTGTACGATCTAAACTGCCTCGACTGCTGCACAAAGCTGGTTATGTCGGCGTATCCGAACAAACGGGTAGCAGCTGTATTGATGGAGTCGATAGAGCGCCACAAAGGAGCGCCTAGCAGGGCCGAGGTGGTGGAGTCTGTTGGTAAAAAGGCGAATGAACTAAATGGCTGAAAGTTCAAGCGTAAAAAAAACCTCAGTGGGAGGTGCCCGAAAAGGGTCAGGCAGAAAGCCGTTTACTCCTACTGATCGGGAGCGCGAGAAAGTAGAGGCAATGTCTGGGTTCGGCGTACCGTATCGGCAGATAGCCGTGCTTGTGCGAGATGGCATAGACGAAGTTACGCTGATTAAGTATTTCGCAAACGAGCTACTCGCCGGAAAGGCAAAGGCTAACAGCAAGATCGGACAGACTCTCTATCAAAAGGCAATGGACGGCGACACTACCGCAATGATATTCTGGGCAAAGACTCAAATGCGCTGGTCTGAGACCGCAAGAATTGAGCACACATCGCCTGATGGCAGCATGACTCCAAAGCCGGCCATCGATGTTAGCAAGCTATCGGATTCGGCCATTGCGGAAATCATCGCGGCCACTAATCAAGATAAGTGATTCTGACTTACTCGCTGTCGAACGTGAGTATTGTTCGCGATCGTTAGCTAACTTCGCCAAACGCGCGTGGCATGTTCTGGAGCCTGCAACCGATCTGAAATGGGGCTGGGCAGTTGACTCTATATGCGAGCACCTGGAGGCTGTGACGCGTGGCGAGATTCGACGGCTATTGATTACTGTGCCGCCAGGGTCTATGAAAAGCCTTTTAACTTCTGTTATTTGGCCGGCATGGGAGTGGGGCCCGAAAGGTATGCCGGCAATGCGCTACCTGAGCACGGCGCACAAACAGGACTTGGCAATCCGCGACTCCATGAAATGCCGACGGCTTATCCAGTCAGACTGGTACAAAAAGCTGTGGCCTATCGAGCTTACTGGCGATCAGAACAGCAAACTGAAATTCGAGAATTCGGCAACTGGTGTGCGCGAGGCAATGGCGTTTTCGTCGCTCACAGGGGCGAGAGCTACGCGCGTAATCATAGACGATCCACATAGCGTGGACGATGCGAACAGCCGAGTAAAGCTAGCCGCGGACGTAATGACTTTTCGCGAGGCCGTTCCAAGTCGTGTAAGCAACGATGAATCGGCTATCGTTATAATCATGCAGCGCCTAGCCGTTGGCGACGTAGCAGACATGGCAATCGAGCTTGGATACCAGCAATTGCTTATCCCGATGCGATATGAGGCCGGCCGCAGCAAGCACGTAGTTGGAAAAGGCGATCCTCGCACGGTAGAAGGAGAGCTGATGTTCCCGGAACGGTTCTCGGCCGAGAAGGTGGCAGAGCTTGAGAAATCGCTTGGAACTTACGCAACAGCAGGACAGCTACAGCAGCGACCTAACCCTCGCGGAGGACGAATCATAAAGGTAGAGTGGTTCGGAAGATACGCAAATCAGCCAATCATCAAGTACCGCAACATCTACGCCGACACGGCCCAGAAAACAGCCGAGCGCAACGACTACAGCGTGTTTGCTTGCTGGGGGAAAGGCGACGATGGCAAGGTGTATTTGCTGGATATGATTCGCGGAAAGTGGGAGGCGCCTGAGCTTGAGCGGCGAGCTATCGCTTTCTGGGCAAAGCACAAGGCGGCTCAAGAACTCGGCGCATTGCGCCACATGAAGATAGAGGACAAGGCAAGCGGTACCGGGCTGATCCAGAAACTCAAGAGTCAGGCTCATATCCCGGTGACTGGTATACAGCGCAGCAAAGACAAGTACACCCGGTTGCTTGACGTGCTAGGATATATCGAGTCTGGCCATGTTATGCTTCCTGACGGAGCACATTTTGTGAGCGACTTTCTGGCAGAATGTGAGGCGTTCTCGGCCGACGACAGCCACATGCACGACGATCAGGTTGATACGATGATCGATGCCATTCAGGATATGCTGGCGACGCAGCCCATGCCGGACATCAAATTCAAGTTCGCTTTCTGAGGATACGACATGGCAAAAATGACCAGCACGAGCATCACATTCGCTGCTGCTGACACTACACCTGTAACGTTCGACGACTCTCCTACCACAGGCTATCCAAGCCTCAATTACACGCTGGTTGGCGAGGTAGTCGAAATTCCAGAATACGGGCCGAGCGCGCAGGTAGTCGAAAGCAATCCGCTTGCCGAAGGTGTAACCGAGAAATTCAAGGGATTCATCAATTACGGATCGGTAAACATCGGCCTTGAGGCAGACTTCGAGGACGCCGGCCAGGCCATGCTTACGGCAGCCGTTGATGGCCTCGGAAAGTACAAGCGGCATACCTTCCGCATCACCTATCCGAACGGATCATCGGAGTATTTCAGCGGAAAGGTATTCAGCTTCACGCGCAACATCGGCAGCGCCAATAGCATGATCGGCGCATCCGCTAACCTGGAAATTGAAACAAAAATCCTCCGGGTCAATGGCGATCCTAACGTTCCTACCGCAGGACAGGTGCGAATACTGTCGGGAGTCGGCCCTGCTCCTGGTATAGAGCAAATCTACAGCGGCAGCATCTGGCGCCCACGCGGCGGCCGGCAGGTGTTGGCGAAGCGGGTGCTGAATCCGGTGACGGTGCAAAGCCTCGCAGAAATCGCCGCCGAGACGCTTGGGCCGTTCCCCGGCGGTCTGGTGCGCGCCGGGATGCAGTTGCGGCTCAACTGGGTGTTCGCAAACGGCGCAATAGGCACGGGGGCACGACTTCTGCAGGCGTGGGTGGGGCCTGTAGGCAGCATCGTCGCCAGCGGGCAGTTTGGGTATTGGCAGACCGCCGCGAACAGCATCGCTGCGAATGGCGAGCTCATAAGTCGCATCAATGTGCTGGCGGATGCAAGCGCGAACCATATCGCCACGCCGTCTAGCAACTCAAGCCCATTGGTGTTGACCGGGGGCTATCAAGCGCAAAATCCATCCGTCTTCCCACTAATTCCCCTGGTGGACTTCTCACAAGCCTGGGGAATAGCCCTGCGCATGCAATCCGCCGCAGAAACACCCGTCACCATCACCGGCGCTACCTGGTCTGCTGGCGTGGCGACCTACACCACCAGCGCAGCGCATACGCTGGCAGTTGGCGACAAGGACGTGGTGTCTGGCATTACGCCCAGCGGCTATAACGGCACGTTTATTGTTTCGTATGTCGGCAGTCCGACTACGTTTTCTGTGCCAATGGCTGTTAATCCTGGCACCTGGGTATCTGGTCCAGGCTCCAGTTCGCGGATCAGTAACATGATCTCGCAATCCTACGTCCTCGAACTGATCGGGTGATCCAATGAAAAAATCAGCCTCACTCAAAGAAGCGCAGTCGTTCGGGCCGGGCGAAATCTACAAGGATGGCGACACCGAATATCGGTGGTACGCCCCCGGCGAGATTGTGCGGCCGGAGCCGGACGCGAATCCGGTGCCGCAGGAGGTCACCGCCTATCAGGCCGCAAAGGCGCTCTATGCTGCCGGCCTGGCCGAAGCATACGAAGCATGGGCCAACGATCCGGATCGCACGTTTCTGGAGCGCGCAGCCGTGACGGCGACAACGAGCTGGGTTAGGTCTGACGAAACGCTGATCGCAGCCGCGACCGAACTAGGTCTGACGGCCGAACAGCTCGACGATCTATTCCGACTCGCCGCAACACTGTGAGGGCGATCACATGGGCAAGTACGTAGCAGTCATCCTCGACGGCGCCAACTGGCTGCTGCTGGCCGTGGCCACCGGTGCAGTTGCGTTGGCGGCGATGGCCAAAGAATCAAGTGAAAAGCTAAAAAATGCCGGTTAGCACAGCTCACCCGCTTTACGCTCAATACTCGCCAATCTGGTCGATGTGCCGTCGTGCCGTTGAAGGAAATAGCGCGATCAAGGCGGCCGGCAAAACCTACCTGCCAGCCACGTTCGTCAGCGACGATCCGGAGCGTTACGCGCAATACCTTGAGCGCGCCTATTTTCTTGGCGTGACTGGGAGAACAAAAGAAGCATTCAGCGGCATGGTGTTTCGCAAGCCGCCGGTTGCCGAGCTCACGCCGCGCCTTGCGCTGTACGATGATGACATCGACGGAGCCGGAAGCAGCCTTGAGCAGCTATCAAAAGAGGCTGTCGGAGAGCTGCTGCAAGTCGGACGTGTTGGCCTGCTGGCAGACTATCCTACGGCAGAGACTGGCATGGATGCCGAGTCTGAGATGCTGCGCGGGCTGCGGCCCGTCATGCGCGTTTATCCGGCCGAATCAATTATCAACTGGAAAATGGCCAGCAGTGGCGGACGAAACGCGCTTGTTATTGTTGTTATGGTTGAGTCGGCCGATTCAAGCGCGGACGAATTCGGCCATGAGTCAGAAACGCGCTACCGGGTATTGAGGATGCGCGACGGCGTGTACACACAAACGCTGTACGACCATAAGCAGCAGCAGATAGGCGAAGAGAGAATCCCGCGTATGGCCGGTGGGGCACCGTTTGACCATATCCCGTTTTATATCGTCGGAGCTGTGAATAATTATCCAGAGCCTGATATGCCGCCGCTGTACGATCTTGCAGTTCTGAATATTTCTCACTATCAGAACACGGCCGATCTCGAAGAGTCGAGCTACATGGCCGGCCAGCCGACTTATCACCTTAATATCGGAGAGACAGACCCGGACGTCTGGAAATCCATGAATCCAAGCGGCATGATCGTAGGCTCTCGCCGTGGGGTGATCACAAAAGGAGGCTCTCTCGATCAGGTACAGGCGCAGCCGAATAACCTACCGTTTGAATTGATGCGCCACAAAGAACAGCAGATGGTGTCTATCGGCGCGCGGCTCGTGCAACGCGGCGCGCAGCCAGAGACGGCCGAGGCGGCGCGGATCAACGCCAGCGCCGAGTCTTCGACGCTAGAAAGCATTGTCGGAAATGCGTCAGAAGGCATTGAGGCAGCGCTTGAGGACATGGCTCTGTTTCTCGGCGAGAACCCGCTGGCAGTTCTTTTCTCGCTGAACAGAGACTTCTGGGAGTCTGGCTTGAGTGCGCAGGACTTGCAGGCAGTACAGGCCGGTGTAGGCGTAATGTATTCTGCCATTGACGCAATAGGGATGATTCGCAGAGGACGCATTTCTCTTGATCCTGAACGAACTAATGATGATATACTGTCAGATGCTGCAAGCGCTATGCTTGATGAGCCTAGAATGTAGATAGCTGGCACAGTAAACGGTGGAAATAGACAAAGTCGTTTCGAGGTCAGAAGCAAAGAAAAGTGGCCTAATGTACTATTACACAGGAAAACCGTGTAAATACGGCCATATTTATAGCAGGATTGTATCAACCGGAAATTGCAGGAAGTGCATGTCGGAAAACTCTGAGGCTAGAAGAAATTGGTATCTAGCAAACAGAGAGCGAGCGGCAGCTTATGGAAAAAAGTTCAGGGATAAAAATGCCGAAGATATTCGTGATAAAAAAAGGGAATATAGGCATAGGAATATTGAAAAGATTTCAAACCAAAAGAAACTGTGGTATGAGAGAAATAGAGACTACGTGTCTGCTAAGGGGAAACGCTATAGGGAAGCTAATAAGGCTGCGCAAGTAGAGTATGGTAAAGTTAGAAACAGCAGGAAAAAACAAAGGAGGGCAACAGACCCGTTTTTTGCACTTAAATCAAGAATACGCGCCCTAATATGGGCATCTTTAAGAAATCGCGGCCTAGTTAAGTCAGAGAGGACAGAAAAAATTCTTGGTTGTGGGATGCTGGAATTTATGATACATATAGAAAGGCAGTTTCAAGACGGTATGAGCTGGGATAACAGGTCGCTATGGCATATAGACCATATCGTCCCAATGTCGTCGGCAAAAAATTCCGATGAGGTGTTAGCCTTGAACAACTTCAAAAACCTAAGGCCGCTATGGGCTGCTGACAATTTAAGAAAAGGGTCAAGAGTTGATTTTAACGAAATTTTATCTGACGCCGCCAGCGTAATGCTGGACGCAGGGCAGCTTTAACCGCGCCGAGGGCGCATTTAGCACGAGGTGCAGTGATGGCGAAGTTTGTATTGCAGGACGGTAGCGAGGTTGAGGCTTTCACGGCCGATGAGCTCAAGGAGCGTATCGAGGCCGAGATTACCGGCCTAAAAGCGAAGCGCGACGAATTGCTTGGCCTTCATGCAAAAGACAAGGAGCGGCTGACCGAGCTTGAGAAAGCGCAGAAAGAAGCCGAAGAAGCGCGCCAGAAAGAGAAAGGCGAGTTCAAGCAGCTGTACGAGAAAACTCAGGCTGAGCTTGAGGCAGAGCGTGATCAGGCGCGCAAGTTCCGCCAGCAGATTCAAGAGCGAGAGATAGAGGCGGCTGTTATCGCACTCGTCGGCTCTATGACACGCGATACCGCGCGCTTTAACCTTTTAAAGAAAGAAGCCTTGCAGTTTGCAAAATACACTGAAAGCGGAGTACAGTTCGAGTTAGGCGGCGTTTCTGTTGATGCAGAAAAGCTGCGAGAGAAGTTAGCGACCGACTATCCATTCCTGGTGGACGGCTCGGGCGCAAGCGGTGGTGGCGCTCAAGGAGGCTCCCGCAACGGCAAAGCCGTCAAGAAGTTCGACGAGTATTCCGGGTTGGAATTGGCGGCAATTCGCCGAGAAAACCCGACGGAGTACGAACGCTTGAAGCGTGAGTTTCATCAAACTTGAGGTAATACCAAATGGCCACTGTCCGCCTTTCTGACATTATTGATGTCGTTGTTTTCAATGATCTTCCTTCCGTAAACTCGCCTGAGAAAACCGCGTTTTATCAGTCGGGAATTGTTGTTTCTAACCCGCTGCTGAATTCCCTGGCGGCTGGCCCTGGCAAGATCGCAGAACTTCCGTTCTGGCGTGACTTGGATGCCACGTCCGCGCCGAATCTGAGCAGCGACGACCCGTCCGTTATCGCAACTCCTGACAAGATCACGCAGGGCGAGCAGATCGCCCGCAAGGCGTTTCTGAACAAGGGATGGAGCGCGTCTGATCTGGCGACCGAGCTGGCTATGGGGCCGCGTGCCATGGATCAAATGCGCTCGCGCATCGATGCATGGTGGGTGCGCCAGTGGCAGCGACGGCTTATTGCGTCGGCCAATGGCATCATCGCCGGCAACGTGGCAAACAATGCAGGCGATATGGTGATCGACGTATCGGCAGCGACGGCTACGGCGACCAGCGTATTCACCCGCCAAAATTTCACGAGCGCGGCATTTACCCTCGGTGACGCCGTCGATGGACTCGTCGCTGTTGGCGTGCACTCGATTATCTACAAGCGCATGATCGACAATGACGATGTCGACTTCATTCCGGACAGTCAGGGCAATCTGACAATCCCGACGTATCTTGGTAAGCGCGTAATTGTCGATGACGGTCTTCCTGTCGATCTTAACGGCACTAATGACACCAAGTACACCACTGTACTGTTTGGCGCCGGCGCGTTCGGTTACGGCGATGGTTCGCCGATCGTGCCGGTTGCTATCGAGCGCGAAGAGGCTCAGGGCAACGGTGCCGGTATCGAGACTCTGTGGACGCGTAAAACGCAAATCCTGCACCCGTTCGGATTTGCCGTCGCAGCCGCGCCTGCTGGTAACTCGTACACGCTGGCCGAGCTGGCGCTCGCCGCCACGTGGACGCGAGTTGTGGATCGCAAGTCTGTGCCGATGGCCTTCTTGATCACCAACTGATCGACAGCCACCTAGCCGCCAGAGATTGCATCAAAGGCGGCTCCTTTTTCGGGGTCCGCATGTACAGCATTAACGACCTGCTGCGCGAGCAGCGAGAGATCAACGACAGGATCGCTGGCCGCGCGCCTGAGCCTGAGCAAGAGCAAGAGCAAGAGCCGGCAAAGCGCCGTGGACGGCCGCCAAAGCAAGAGCAGCACGAGGACTAACACGTGGCGCTGATCGTCGAGGACGGATCCATAGTCACAGGCGCCAACACCTACGTATCGGAGGCGCAGTTCACGGCGTGGTTGACAGCGCGAGGCATGGCTATCCCGTCCGACCCTGCGGCCATCCTGCTGCGCGCAATGGACTACCTTGAGACGCTGCCATTCGTCGGCTACAAACGCACACGCGAACAGCCGCTGCAATGGCCACGAACCGGCGTTGTTATCGACGGGTTTGTTTATGCCGAAAACGAGATACCGACGGACCTGCAGTTGGCTCAGATGTTCACGGCAGCCGCCATATCGGATGGCGTCGACCCGATGGGCATCGTCGAGCCTTGGATCAAGCGCGAGCGCGTCGGGGCTGTCGAGGTCGAGTACATGGACGGCGCGGGCCAATCGTCTGCGCGCAGCATATCGTTATCGATGACTAAGCTGCTGCGCACAGGCGGCGGCTACGGATTCGTGGTGATCCGTGGCTAAGTTATTTGATTACGCACGCGCGCAAGGCACGGCTGTACGCCTGCTGGAGCGATTCGCGCAGGGTGGCACCGTTTACGTTGAGCCTGGCACGCCGACGGGTAATGAGTGGGACCCGCAGCCAGGCACGCCAACTGAGTATCCAGTTTCGGCTGTCAAGATTTCAGGAAACAAGTTCGAACAGTACGTGGCCGGCGGCCTGATCGTCGCCACTGACGTGCTGCTGTACGTGGCGCCGTTTGGCGTAGAGCCGACAATGGCCGGACTTATGCGCATTGATGGCGTAGATCACCAGATCGTGCTGATCGACAAAGAGTCCTTCGGCCTGCCGCTCGCGTGGACGATAGGATGCCGGCGGTGACAAAGCGCGAGCTCGCCATCATAAAACGCCGCATGGAGCGGCAGATGGCGGCGGCTTTCGACTCTATCATTAGCGGCATACGCGACAGCGTGCAGATTTCGACGCTTGAGCGCCTGATCGCTGACGGCCGCGTTGACGACGTGATTCGCATGCTGCGGCTGGACGCTGTAACGTGGCAGCCGTATATCGAGGCAATCCGCGAGTCGTACCGCGCTGGGGGCGAGACTGGCGCCGCTCAGGTCGGAAAGGCAAAGACTGCAGAAGGATTGTTCGCCGCTCGCTTTGACTTGCGCAATCCACGTGCAGAACAATGGATGGCGCGCAAATCGTCGCAGATGGTCACCGAGATCATAGAGGCACAGCGCGCGGTAGTGCGCGACATGCTGACGCGTGGCATGGTGCGTGGCGACAATCCTAAAACCACGGCGCTTGACTTGATAGGCCGGATAAACGCGTCAACAGGCCGACGAGAGGGTGGATTTATCGGGCTAACGAGCAACCAGGCCGGATGGGTATCCGGCGTGCGCGAGAAGCTGAGCACGCTGGACGATAGTTACTTTGGCCTCACGCTGAGAGACAGGCGCCTGGACGGGGCAATACGGGCGGCAATTGCAGACGGCCAGCCGCTGCCTAAGTCAGTTATCGACTCTGCCGTCACTCGCTATCAGGCGCGCGCCGAGCGCTATCGGGCGCAGACTATATCGCGGACGGAAAGCCTCAACGCACTGCGCGCCGGACAGTGGGAGGCGATGGCGCAGGTTTCTGAGGAGGTTGGCGAGGACGCGACAAAGCAATGGGATGCCACTGGCGACGCGCAAACGCGCGAGGACCACATGGCAATGGATGGCGTCGAGATTCCTATTAATGCCGCATTCGAAATGCCAAATGGCGACGAAATGCTTTACCCAGGCGATCCTGCTGGCAGCGCTGAAAACGTGATCAACTGCCGATGCGCGGTTAACTATTCGATCGACTTCGGCGCGCGTTTGCGGAGCATTGAGGGATTCGCGTAATGTCAGCTACGGCGCAAATAGACGCATGGACTGCCAAGAGCAAGGCGCGCATCGAGGCGGTGATAAAGACGGCCGTGCAGGACATGACGTCAGAAATGCAGACGCCAGTGGCAAAGGGAGGCCGAATGCCGGTAAAAACAGGCTTCCTGCGAAACTCTATCCTCGGCAACGGAACGGCGCCAGCCATTGGCCTGCTGCGGTGGCGCGTTGAGGCGGAACCGTACACGCTAGGCTGGACTGCAAATTATGCAGTGTACATGGACGCCATGTATGGATTCTTTAGGCTTGGCGTGCAGAACTGGCCGCAGCACGTCGATAGAGCTGTGAAAAAGGTTAAAGGCAGTGCTTAGAGAAATTGTCGAGGCATTCTTCGCGTCTCTTTCTTCTGCCGGCCTTGGATATCCTATAGCTTGGCCTGGTACTACATTCACGCCGCCGGCTTCAGGCATATGGCTTGAGCCGAATGTTCTGCCAAATACAGGCATTGATAATGGCCTGAGCAACTCAGATACTGTAGTTCCGCAGGGTCTGCTGCAGGTGATCGCGTGGGCGCGGCCGGGCAATGGGTCGCTTACAATAACCGAAGCCGCAGAAACGATTTCTGCAATATTTCCGAAAGGCACGCAGATATACGGCCTGGTCCGCGTTCAGCGCGCGCCTTACTTTACCGAGCTTGATGTGAGCGGTGATAAACTCGGGATCATGATTACGATCCCGTATTCGCAATGATTTTTTATGAGAGGTATTGAAAATGGCGAAGATGACTTCCACCGGTATGGCGCTTGGTGTTTCGGTTGCAGAGCCTGCGACGGCTAACGCTACAGGATATGCGGCGCTGACCTTTACGCCTATTGGCTCTGTGGTAGACGTTCCCGAGTACGGCCCGAATGCGCAGGTTGTCGAGTCTAACCCGCTCGCCACCGGCATTACGGAAAAGTTCAAGGGATTCGTGAACTACGGCTCTGTTGCGCTTGGCCTCGAGATCGACTTCGCGGACGCCGGGCAGGCGATCTTTGAGGCGGCTGTAGATGGCGCCACAAAAGACGATCGGCACTCGTTCAAACTTTCTTACCCGGACGGTACGATCGAGTATTTCGGAGGCAAGGTGTTCTCATACACTCGCAACCCGGGGTCGGCCAACAGCATGGTCGGCTCGACTGTCAACGTCGAGATTGAGACCCCGATCGTTCGCGTGGCGGCGCCGTAATTATGGACGACATCCTTAAGGCGTTTGATACTGAGTCGATTTCTGAGGCCGGCGCTTGGCTGCACCTTACGCTGCCGGGGACGGACGGCGTGCCGGCCTACCTGGACGAAGAGAAAACCAAGCCTATGCGCATCAAGCTCAAGGGGCCTGATTGCGATATTTGGATGGCTTTCCAGCGCAAGGCTATCGCGTCGATGGGCGCGAAAGACAAGCGCACGGCCAAGGAG